AACTGGAAGCAAGGTTAAACCAACGCACAACAGAGGCAGAAAAGCCTATTACACTTGGTAAAAAACCAACCTTAGAACAGTTTGATTATGACGCTGAAATGTTTGAGGAGTCACTTGAAGAATGGTACGAACAAAAGCGATTAGTCAGCGAGCAACAGCATAAAGTAGAGCTAGAGCAACAAGCGCAACAGCGCGAATGGCAAAACCGTTTAAGTGCGTATGGCGAAGCAAAGCAGAAGTTAAAAGTTAAAGACTATGACGAAGCCGAGTATGCCGTTCAGGAGACATTCAGCCAGACAATGCAAGGGATTATCTTGCACGGCGCTGATGACCCCGCATTGATCGTTTACGCGCTTGGAAAGAACCCCAAGAAGGCAAAAGAACTAGCAGCAATTAATGACCCCGTGAAATTTGCTATCGCAATCGGAAAACTGGAGACGCAATTGAAAGTAAGCAGCAAGAAATCACCACCACCGCCAGAAAAGGCAATCCGTGGGAGTGGTTCCGGCTCAGGTTCGGTAGACTCGACATTAGAGCGCCTGAGGGCAGAAGCAGAAAAAACAGGTAACATGAGCAAGGTAATTGCTTATAAACAACAACTTCGCAAGAAATCAACTTAATTTAATTTGGAGTATTAAACATGCCTAACGCATTTAGCAAAGAAGAACGCGTCGCGTTTGAAAACGTCCTTGAAGGTTTTAACGACGCTTTGGTGCTGTCACGTAACGTGTCCGTATACAACACAGACTCATCCTCAATGGAGCGTTCAAACAACATCATTTGGCGCCCAATGCCTTACGTTGCTCAGTCATTCTCCGGCACGGACATGACATCCAACTTTAAGGATTCCACACAATTGGCCGTTCCTGCGACAATCGGCTTTAGCCGTTCAGCGCCTTGGGCAATGACCGCAACCGAATTGCGCGATACCTTGCAAGAAGGTCGTTTGGGTGATGCGGCAAAACAAAAGTTGGCATCAGATATTAACCTGGCAATCATGAACGTTGCAGCAACTCAGGGCACATTGGTTGTTAAGCGTACCGCCGCTGCATCTGGCTTTGATGATATTGCCGCTGCTGATGCCATTATGAATGAAACCGGCGTTCAGTCATTTGATCGTTACATGGCCTTGTCTACCCGTGATTACAACAACATGGCAAGCAACTTGGCCAACCGTGCAAACATGGTAGGCAAGCCAACAACTGCATACGAAAAAGCATACGTCGGTAACATCGCCGGCTTTGAAACTTTCAAACTGGATTATGCAAACCGTTTGCTGGCTCGCGCAGGTGTGACCGTTTCTATTAACGGCGCTAACCAATACTACACGCCAAAAGCAACAAGCACGGCCACAACTGGTGAAACCGCTAACGTTGATAACCGTTACCAGACCATTGCAATTACCGTGACTTCCGGCACCGTTCGTGTTGGCGATGCCTTCACAATCTTGGGTGTGAATAACGTTCACGCAATCACCAAAGCTGACACAGGCCAACTCAAAACCTTCCGAGTGACCGCCATTGTTACCGGTGCTGGTGGTACTGGTACCGTTCAGATTTCCCCGCCTATTATTTCTGGCGGTGGCTCAACCGATGCCGAAGCGCAATACAAAAACTGTACTGCAACACCGGCCAGCGGCGCAGCCATTACGTTCCTGAACACCGTGGATGCAAACGTTAATCCTTTCTGGCAAAAAGACGCGCTTGAGATTCTGCCAGCTTCTTATGCCGTGCCAAGCGACGCGGGTGCAGCAGTAATGCGAGCCAGCACTGACCAAGGCATCGAGGTGGTGATGCAGAAGCAGTACGATATCAACACCATGCGCACCAAGTTCCGTATGGATGTGCTCTACGGTGTGGTAAACAAGCAGCCTGAAATGTCCGGCATTATGCTGTTCTCTCAGACCTGATTGATTTAGTCTAATAAAGGGGTGGAGAAATCCACCTCTTTTCGTATGGAGTATTCATGCCGCTCAAAAAAGGCTATTCAGCCAAAACCGTATCAAGTAACATCAAAAAAGAAATGAAATCAGGCAAGCCACAAAAGCAAGCCGTGGCCATTGCTCTTTCATCAGCAAAAGAAGCAGCAGCCAAGGCAGGGAAAAAAATGTACCAAAAGGGTAAAAAATGAATAAGACCATGCTTTACAAACCAGCCGGTGAATTTCAAGTAGATGATGGCTTTATTGATTACATCATCGTATGCGATGAAGATGTAGATTCAAAAATCGCTGAGGGATGGTTTAAAACGCCGCCAGAGGCTATCAATTCAATACCACAAGAAGACGCCCCTAAAAAGCGCGGCAGACCGGCAAAAGCAGAATAAGCATGGGCTGGACTAAAAGACAGTTTATTGAACAAGCGTTTGATGAAATTGGACTGGCGCCTTATACATTTGATTTAACAGCAGACCAACTGCAAAGTGCGCTCAGGAAACTAGATTCAATGATTGCGATGTGGAACGCCAAAGGCATTCGTCTTGGCTTTCCGTTGCCAGCAAGCCCAAACAACAGTGATTTAGATACCGACACACTGGTGCCAGATTCAGCCATTGACGCGATTTGCTTAAATTTGGCCATGAAGATTGCCCCATCATTTGGCAAAGGGATTTCTTTAGAAACCAGATCCGGCGCCAAGGCTGCATACGATGCCATGCTTTTAAGGTTTTCTATGCCAATGGAAATGCAATTTGTTTCTACATTGCCAACTGGAGCAGGAAATAAAAATTCAGCGTCTGATGCTCCGTTTTTTGGCCAGCCTGTTGATCGTCTTTTAGTTGGCGATGATGGCGCTTTAGAATTTCTTTGAGGATTAAATGACAACCATCAATCAATTAACAACAATGGACTCGGTTTCTGATGGAGATCAGGTTCCATTTTTCAGTACAAATAATGGCGACACTAGAAAGTCGTCATTCTCAACTTTAAAAACTTATTTTCAAACCGGCATTACAGCCAATGACGATAAACTAACGCAATACTCATCACCATCCGCGACAGGGTTCAGCGTACAGGTGAACAATGCTAGTAATAGCGTTTGGCTTGTATTGACACCAACCGGGGCATTTGCAGCAGGCACTTTGATTTTGCCATTGCTTGCAAACTGTGTAGACCGTCAGGAAATTTTAGTTAATAGCACTCAGGCAGTAACAACGCTTGCAATTAATGGCAATGGTTCTACTGTAACTGGAGCGCCAGCATCATTAACAGCAAATTCATTTTTCAGATTGCGATTCGATAACGTCGCCAAAGTTTGGTATAGAGTGGGTTAAGGGTAAATAAATGAGCGATATTATTAAAAGTAAAGACAATATTCCGGTTAGATTCTCAGAAATGGGTGACGGAACATATGCGGAAGTGGTTTCGCAAAATCAATTTTCAAGCGGTGCAAATATCTTACTAACTGGTAAAAGTTTAACTTCTACTGGAACAAGTGTAGCGACCATAGTACCAAATGACCCACTCACATTTAAAGCAGCATCATGTGTGCGAGTTGCGGTGACAGCTCCAGGTTATATTCGCATTAAAGACACTGAAGCAGCAGCGACATCAATTGATGTTTTAGTAATGCCAGAGGATTCAATTGTAATTAATACAAAAAATAAAAGATTTATTTCTTTTATTTCAGTGTCTGGAACGGCAATAGCAAATATCCAAGCGGTGAATTGCGAGACGTTTGATTTATTTGAATACGGTTTGAAATTTGATTTCATTAATCAACAATATCAAATTAATCAATAAAGAGAATAAAATGACGTTGATCTCAAAAAATTTTAGTGAAGTTATAACATTTTCTCGTGGCACAGGCGCAACCCGCGTCAATTCCGCAGGCTTAATCGTCGGCGTGGATTTCTCAACGACTTCCAACACAATCGCCACGGGTAGCAAAACTTTCACCCTCGCAGCCGATCTGAACGTCAATCGTGACTGGCCCGTTGGCTCAAACGTCATTACCGTAGCTCAAGCAGGTGCGACAGGCAGCATGACAGGCACTGTGACGTCCTACACGCCTTCGACACAGTCGCTTGTGATTAACGTAGTGTCAGTGACAGGCAGCGGCACATCGACTGATTGGCGCATTGGCAGTCTTGAGATGCGGGAAGATTATGACCCGGTAACGTTGGTGCGGAAGGGTGTGTTGAGTGAAGTTGCGGCGACGAACGCATCTTTAGGGTCGGATGATCTGAGTGGATACACTGGAACAGCCGTTACGGAAACACCCAACTTTGCCTTATCTCCGAGTGGCTCTAATAATGCAAGGAGGCTGCAAGGAACTGGAGCAACATCCGTCTATCAGAGGGCGGCGTCCATTGTTTCGGGTAGGATGTACACAATATCGGTCTATGCAAAAGCTGCAAACGCTGGCGTAAACGCAACATTTCGACTGATCGGTGACGGAAATCTGAGTTCAGCGGATATGACGGCAACCGCAACTTTTGTTAGATATAAATACACATTCACTGCGGTTACGGGTGGCTCTCGTCAGCATGGTTTAGTTCGGCCTACAAATAACGCAGACTGGGACATTGTTGTCTTTGGTTTTTGCGTTGAGGAAGCAACGGATGCAACCTCGTACATCCCAACCACAACCGCCCAAGTCACCCGCAACGCCGACAACTTCCCACTCACCGCCACAGCCTTAACATCCATCAGACAAGGCGAGTCTACGCTGTACGCTGAGATTGACTGCCCCGACACAGGCGTGGCACAGAAACGTGCATTGCGGCTGTCTGGTGTCAATGCTGACATCAGGATTGGCAAGCAAGGCACGGGGACGCTGAGTAATTTTACGAAAATGGCTGAGGGTGCTGGGTTGAGGCTGATGGGTACTGCGACCAACCTGATCCGCGGGAATGGTCAGGATTTGGTGGGTGTGACGGCTATTAATGACAGGAATGGAGTTGCATCTGCGGTAGGCGTGACCAACGCGATTGCGTTTGATGGGGTGAATAGGTTTGCGTTGGGTTCCGGGACGGAAGAGGCTTTCATTGATGGCTTGCTTGGTACTTTTAGCGGAAAAGGTGCTGGGTTAAATGCCATAAACGGGGTACACCACAATGGAAATCGGTTTATTGCGGCTCACGCTTTGGCTGGTGTTGTTTTCCTAAGCGACGGCACATCTTACCGCAGAGTAAACACCCCCGTCATTACACAACCCACAAACGAAGTCACAAGCGGTCTGGTCGGCGGCACGTTACGAAACGTGATCGTTGGTAACGCAGGTTTCATTGCGACAAGTGATGACAACGGCGAGACTTGGACGGCGAGGACGAGTGGGACGGCGACAAGGATTAACGCTGTTACGCGATCAACTACACATTTTGTTGCTGCGATTGACGTTACAAACGCAACGCTCAACATGCGCCGATCAACGGATGGTGAAACTTGGGTTGCCGTTGCAAATTCAAACTTTGTGCAAATACCGGTTGACGTTCACGCTAATGGCGCAACAGTTGTTGCCGTTGGTGGTAACGGCGCTGTTAGCGTCTCAGCAGATAACGGCACAACATGGACTGCCGCAACCGCAACAAACACCACGCAATTGCTAAACGGCGTTACTTACTCGCCGACTCTGAACATTTGGATTGCTGTTGGCAATGGTGGAGCAATCATTACTGCAACCGACCCAACAGGCACTTGGACGGTTCAAACAAGTGGAACAACGCAGCCGTTACAAGAAGTCGGCATTTTCAATAACGCCATCTATGTTGTTGGCAATACTCAAACCCTGCTGACCTCGACCAACGGCACAAGCTACACCTCTCTGACAGCAGGGGTCACAGCCAACCTCGTCGGCATCGCAGCCTCGCCAACAACCCTGCTCATCACAGGCGCAAACGGCGCAATGGCATCCTCAACAGACGGCACAACCTTCACATCACGCACGAACAACGCCGTGACCTTAAACGGCATCGCCTTCGGCAATAACACGTTCGTCAGTGTCGGCAACGCAGCAAACGGCTCAGGCTACATCGCCACGATTGCGGCTGATGGGACGGTGACGCGGAGGGTGAGTGGGACGACTGGATCAATGACCAATGTTAGATTTTTAGGCGATCAGTTTTACGCGTTGAATCAGAACATT